TGTACGAAAAAGAGCTGAGATACATGAACTACATAATAGTAACTTGTCTCTGTCTTATAATCTGTGCTATATGTTATTTTTGTAAATTTATTGCGAAATTATAACGAAATAATTACGAAATTATTAGGATTTGAAATGAAATTAAAAGTAATAGTATTATCTTCTTTTATGTGTGTATCTATATATGCGCAAGAGCCTAAATTTGCTAAAACAGGTTTAGGTGATGATGGAGTTTCAGCGGCAATATCTGCTGTTGTTCCTGAGGAGGTATCAAGACCGTTGGGTTTTTTCGCAGCATTTACTCAATCTTTTCAAAAAGATGGAGATTTAAAAACTGCTATTGGTATGGGTATTGGATTTTTAATAAGAGAAGCGCTCAAAGACGAAGCTAAAAAAGAAATGATGAAACATGTCGCTTCTTTAAAGTCAAAGTTATCTTCACAGCCAGAAGAAAAGAAAGAAAAATTGTTAGCTAAATAACTGAAAGAGGAGAGTAGCATTTGAATATAAATGTCGAGACGAGGATAAAGCTCGATAAGTTCACTCCTCGGGACTATCAGCTTCCTATCCTCGATGCGATAGAAAACAAGGGGTATAAGAAAGTGTTAGCTATTCTACCTCGGCGCGCCGGTAAGGATATGACTGCATTTCAACTTTGTATTCGTCAGTGTATAAAAAAAGTTTGTACTATCTATTATATATTCCCTACTTATTCTCAAGGCAAAAAGATTCTCTTTGATGCTGTTGATTCTAATGGTTTTAGGGTATTAGATTATATACCTAATGAATTAGTAGAATCTAAAAACGCTCAAGAAATGAAAATAAGGTTTAAAAATGGGTCGCTATTTCAAGTCATCGGATCAGATAATTATGATAGCCTTGTTGGTACAAATCCTTATGGTATTGTATTTTCTGAGTGGGCTCTGCAGAACCCTTTTGTCTATTCTATTTTAAGGCCAATTCTAGCTTACAATGGAGGATGGTGTCTCTTTATTACAACTCCAAGAGGTAAGAATCATGTATTCGAAATGTATCAAATAGCTTTATTATCTCCGGATTGGTTTGTATATAGGCTTACTATAGAAGATACCAATCATATTTCTCTTGCTGAGATTGAAAAAGATAGACAAGACGGAACAATGAGTGACGATCTGATAATGCAAGAATACTATTGCTCATTTGATATGGGAGTAGAGGGCGCATATTATGCTAAGTATCTCGATAAAATGCGTATTAATAATCAAATAGGATTGACTCCATGGGAACCGGCATTCAAAGTTCATACAGCTTGGGATCTTGGAGTAAGGGATAATACTAGTATCATATTCTATCAAACAATTGGTCAATCGATACGTATCATAGATTGCTATGAAAAGAGCAAAGAAGGTTTAGAGCATTACGCTAAAATTCTTCAACAAAAACCATATACGTATGGAAAACATATGGCTCCACATGATATAGCTGTGCGAGAATTCGGCTCAGGTATGACCAGGCTGGAGAAAGCAAAGCAGTTAGGTATAAGCTTTACTGTTACACCAAATCTTTCAATAGAAGACGGAATTGAGGCAGTTAGATCTACTTTGAGTAAAGTTTGGATTGATGAAGTAAAGTGTGCTCCACTTATTAAATCACTAGAGAACTATAGACAAGAATTTGATAATAAAAAGAAAATATATATGCCAAGACCTCTTCATAACTGGGCCTCACATTTTGCGGATTCTATGAGATATCTATGCGTATCATTGTCGAAGACAAAAGATGGATTGAGTGCTGAAGATTTAGATAAGCGATACAATGAGGCTATGTATGGTAATCAGCATAATTTTCCAAGAATGTTTAGGGATTAGAGAGGTGTATCCATTCCATAAAAATCCTTATCAAAGAGCTAAATATCATAAGAGAATGAAAGAAAAGTATATGCAAGAAAATAATAATCCTATTATTCCGCCAGTAATATCTCCTGGAGATTATAATATTACTTACAACGAAAAATATAGTCTTGAAAAACTAAAAACATTAGATACTTACAAGTTCTATAAAAGCATAGCATTTGATTCTGTTATATTTTTATTTATATTTTTTTTAGTATATAAGTTTTTAAAATGGGGATCTCTTTGTTTGCAGGAAGATAAAATAAGGGCAAAAATAGAAGATCTTTCTAATATACTTGCGTGTATAAATAGAGAAGAGTATGGAAATTTTGGAAATAGAAGTAATTATGATGTTAAGGATGCTATTAAGAGAAGATATCTTGACGATCTTACTTCCATTTACTACTTTTTGCTTAGATATGAAAAGAAAGCAGTTAGGTATGATAAATACTGTATTGACTCTCTTATTCAAGCAAAAAAAATTATAGATAAATATAAGGATTAATAGAGGAGATAAGTAATGAAAGTAGAAAAAAAGAAGATGATCTATGGAGATCTTGAAGAGCATGTTATTGATTGGTGCGTAGATAGAATACAAGATATGCGTGATACCATTGATGAAATAGAAGATGATCAAGACATTCCTAAAGAACTAAAAAATAATGTTTATTACGATCTTTCCAAAAGAATAGAACATATAGTTAATCTTATGGAACCATTACGACATGATAATGAAACGCTTGTTGAATGGTGCATTAGTTTTGTAAATGAATATGATGATTATCATAATTCATAACATAATATTGCAAACAAAATAAAATTTATCCTACACTATGACCAGATGTCATCTCGTTATAGATTATTTAGGAGAAATGAATGCTTTTCCCCCAACTTGGCCCTCAATATTACGATGAAAAGGATAAAGGTATATTGTCGCGTATGGAAGCGGCTTATGCCGAATCTATAACTATAAATCAAAGCTTCTGGGGTGAGGCGGATACCGATACACGTTTCGTAGCAGGTGATCAGACACTTTGGAATGATATATATGGAAATCTTCCTGCAAATCGTAGGCGACAATTCAATTTTAATAGAATACAGCGCATTATTAATATGATAGATGGACACCAGCGCAATAATAGGAAGTCTACTATTGTAACTGGGGTTGAAAATGCTGATAATGATACTGCTGATCAATTTAGTAAAGTATTGCTATGGGTTCATTCGCAAGAGGGGGTCCTAGAGACAATATCAGACTCTTTTAGGGGGAGTCTGATATCTGGTATGAACCTACTTCAGGTCTGGATGGATTATCGACAGGATCCTGTTAATGGAAATATTAAAGTTGATAACTGTTCATACAATAGCTTCCTCATTGATCCATTTTTCCGTAAAAAAGATTTATCCGACTGCAATTTCATTTGGAAACGATCATACTTAACAAAAAGAGAATGTGTTTCACTTATTCCCGATAAAGCAGAACAAATTGTTTCATTAGAGCCCCTATCTAATCGTGATGGCAAGTTTCAGTTTCAACCTGAAACGTATAATTATGGCATGAGAAATCTACTTTCTTATGATGAATATTATTATCGTGATTACAGAAATCAAAAGATGCTTGTTGATGCACAAACTGGCGAGACACAGGAGTGGCGCGGTCAGGATGAAGATAGATTAAAATTATTCTTAAAAAAGTATCCAAGCGTTAGCGTTATAGAAGCTGAGATCCCGACGGTTAAATTGGCCATAGTAGTTAATGGTAGAGTTATGTATGATAATCCACAACCTATGGGATTAGATAGATATCCATTTGTTCCCGTTATGGCTTATTATTATCCAGAACTTCCATATTTCCCATGGCGTATTCAAGGAGTAGCACGTGGTCTTCGAGACTCTCAATATCTTTATAATCGTCGTAAAGTTATTGAGCTTGATATTATGGAGTCACAGATAAATTCTGGTTGGATATATAAAGAAAATTCTTTAGTTAATCCAAAAGATGTCTTTTTATCTGGTCAAGGTCGTGGACTTGCTTTAAAAGATGATGCGCAAATGACTGATGTTCAGCAAGTTATTCCTCCTGCAATACCACCTTCCATGATGGAAATATCTAAGATGCTTGGACAAGAAATATCTGAGATCTCAGGAGTTAATGAAGAGTTGCTGGGATCTGCTACTGATGATAAAGCTGGTATATTATCTATGCTTAGACAAGGAGCAGGTTTAACAACATTGCAAATTCTATTCGATAACTTAGATTATGCTCAGAAGCAGATTGGTAAGATTATGATTGATCTTATACAAACAAATTTCACACCGGGTAAAATCAAAAAGATTTTAGAGGGAGAAGAACCAACACAACAATTTTACAATAAGGCGTTTGGAAAATATGATGCCGTTGTTGAAGAAGGTCTTAACACTACTACCCAGAAACAAATGCAATTTGCCCAACTCTTGCAGCTCAGAGAAGCCGGTATTCCTGTGCCGGATAACATATTACTTGAAGCCTCTACTATGCAAAACAAAAAACAACTCATAGAATCAATAGCACAAGAAAGACAACAGCAAATACAAATACAACAACAGCAACTACAAGTTCAAATGGAACTACAACAAGCGCAAACAGAACTTGCTCGCGCACGTGCAGTTGCTGATCAAGGTCTAGGATTAGAACGAGTAAGTCGCGTTGAAGAGAATCATGCTCTTGCAATAGAACGTAGAGCTCAAGCGGTTCGTGATGAAGATGCTGGATTGTTGGATAA